CCGTTTGGGTTTATTGATAACGGACTTGATGACCCAGAGGGTCGCAATAATTCGTTCTTTGATGACTCTGGAGTACTCTGGAATCCCGTATCTTATCATCGAGGCGAAAACTAAGAATCCCTATAGTTATAAATATTGTGAAAGGGTTGAAACATAAACTTTAATAAAGGAGAACTAAATATGGCTTTTCAAGTATCACCAGGTGTCTCCGTAACTGAGAAGGATTTAACTAATGTAGTTCCTGCCGTAAGTACATCGAGCGGCGGAATTGTGATTACTGCGGAAAAGGGACCGGTTGATGAAATTACAACAATTTCGTCTGAAAAGGAATTATTAGATATATTTGGGAAACCAACATCTGATAACTTTGAACAATGGTTTACTGCTGCTAACTTTTTAGGGTACGGAAATAATCTGAAAGTAGTACGACCGATTACAGGCATGGTAAATGCTGGAACATCGGCTGGAGTACTTATAAAAAATACAACTGATTACCTAGACAACTTCGGCCATGCGGCTGCTTTTGCTGGTAGTGTTGGTGCTTATGCCGCAAGAGAACCTGGAACATTAGGAAACAGTTTGAAAGTTTCTGTATGTGCCAACTCTACTGCGTTCGGACCACACTCAATGAGTGGTAATTTAGTTGACGACACTACTGCGGCTATCGGCGACACACAAATTTCTGTTGACGATGGTAGTTTAATGCAAGTTGGCGACATACTAGAGTTTGGAGATGCAACTGATGTACCTTCAACTGGCGGTGCGCCTTCAGGACATTACTATAAAATAACTGCAATATCAACTAATCTTTTAACAATCGCAAGATTTAATACTCAAACTGGTAAAACAGAAACAGGCGGATTAAGACACGCTGTTGTTGACAACGCTAAAGTACTAAGACATTGGGAATATTACTTTCAATTTTCTACTCCACCAACTTCGACAGATGATGTCGTTGCTGCTGGCGGTTCATTAGATGAAATGCATATTGTAGTACTAGACGAAGATGGCGGAATTACAGGAACAGCTGGAGAAATCTTAGAAACATTTGAAGGCGTTTCACAGGCTTCTGATGCTAAAACATCTACTGGGTCAAGTAACTATTATGCTAATGTAATTTATGCACAATCAAAGTATGTGTATGTTATGGACCATGAAACTACACTTGCAAACGGTGGTAGTGCTAAGAAAGGTCAAGCTTTTGATAACGCTGCTGGAGATGCATTTGTTGTGAAATCTTATTCACTTGCGAGTGGTACAGATGACTTTGCAATTACTAACGCTGAGTTTGCAACTGGATATGAAAAATTTTCTGATGTAGACAATGTAGATATTGCATTACTAATGTGCGGTCCTTCACAGACAGCTTCTGACGCTACTGGCGACACGAAGGCAACGGCTGTTATGGATATTGCAACTGCAAGAAAAGATTGTGTTGCATTTATTTCACCTGCAAGAGCAGATGTTGTAGATGTTGCTAACGCAGTTACACAAACTCAAAATGTAGTAGGATTTGCTGACGGGTTACCTTCATCATCTTATGCAGTAATCGATAGTGGTTACAAATACATGTATGACAAGTACAATGATGTTTACAGATATGTNCCNTTAAACGGCGACATNGCTGGTCTTTGTGCAAGAACTGATAGTGTTGCAGATGCATGGTTTTCACCAGGCGGTTTCAATCGTGGACAAATTAGAGGNGCAGTAAAACTTGCCTTTAATCCTAATCAAACGCAAAGAGATGAACTCTACAAATCAAGAGTAAATCCATGTGTATCTTTCCCAGGACAAGGTACTGTGTTGTTTGGCGATAAGACTGCACAATCAAAACCAAGTGCATTTGATAGAATCAATGTTCGTAGATTGTTCATTGTTCTTGAGAAGGCAGTTTCTACGGCTGCTAAATTCCAACTATTTGAATTCAATGACGAATTCTCTAGGGCGAACTTTAGAAACTTAGTAGAACCATTCTTGAGAGATGTTCAAGGTCGTCAAGGTCTTACTGACTTTAGTGTAGTATGTGATGACACAAATAACACGAGCGATGTAATTGATAGAAATGAATTTAGGGCAGATATCTTTATCAAACCTAATCGTTCTATTAACTTCATCTCACTTAACTTTGTCGCAACTCGTTCAGGCGTAGCCTTTACTGAAGTTGCTGGCGCTTAATTTTAGAGGAGAATAGAAAATGGCAAACATTAATGAATTCAAATCTCGACTAAGAGGCGGCGGTGCAAGAGCCAATCAGTTTAAGGTAACTTTACCTTTCCCTGGTTATTCTAGTGTTGGTGGTGAAACATCTGACTTATCATTCTTATGTACTGCAACAGGTATCCCAGGACAAGATATTCCTATGGTAACTGTAAACTTCAGAGGTCGTCAATTGAAACTTGCTGGAGATAGTAGAACATTCGGTGATTGGAACATGACTATCTTAAACGATACAGATTTTAAATTGTATCGTGCATTTGAAAGATGGATGAATGGTATCAATAACATTACTGATAATGAAGGTCTTACAGACCCTAACGATTATCAAGTTGATGGTTTTGTAGACCACCTAGACAGAGATGGCAACTCAATCAAGCAATATCAGATTAGAGGATGCTTTCCAACTTCATTAGATGGTATCGCACTTTCGTATGGTACGAATGATGCTATCGAAGATTTTGGTGTAACTCTTGCTTATCAATACTTTGAAACAGATACGACTACATAATTTTTTTTAACAAGTTATAAGGAAATATAATATGGCTAATTTACTTGGATTCCAAATAACTCGTAACAATAACGATTTAGGGAAGCCGGCAGAAGCGAAACAAGCGTTTACTGTCGCCTCCCCTGATGACGGTACAACAACTATATCTGCTGGCGGTTACTTTGGCCAGTACTTAGATATGGAAGTTACTGCCAAGAATGATGTTGATTTAATTAAAAGATATAGAGAGATTGCCCAACACCCAGAGTGTGATATGGCAGTTGAAGATATCATCAACGAAGTTATTGTTTCAGATGAGAGAGATGCTTCTGTATCAGTATCGTTAGACAAACTAATGATATCAGATAACATCAAAGGAAAAATTCGTGATGAGTTTGACGAAGTTTTGCGATTGCTTAACTTTGACGACAAAGGACACGATATTTTTCGTAGATGGTATGTTGACGGAAGAATCTATTTTCATAAAGTTATCGACCCAAAAAGTCCACGAAAGGGGCTTACAGAAATACGATACATTGACCCACGAAAAATTAAGAAAGTTCGTGAAGTCGCTAAAAAAAGAGATAACAAAGGTAAAGGTGTAGAAGTTGTAGAAACAACCGCAGAATGGTTTGTGTACAACGAGAAAGGAATTTCATCAGCAAACTCAAATGCTGGTCTTAAAATTTCTGCCGATTCTATTTGTTATGTAACATCTGGTGTAATTGACCAAACTAAGAATATGGTTATGGGTCATTTACATAAGGCAATTAAACCTGTCAATCAATTAAGAATGATTGAAGATGCTGTTGTTATTTACAGAATAGTAAGAGCACCTGAAAGAAGAATATTCTATGTTGATGTTGGCAACTTGCCTAAAGTAAAAGCAGAAGCATATCTGAGAGATGTCATGGCAAGATATAGAAACAAACTTGTTTATGATGCCGCTACTGGTGAAATCAGAGATGACAGAAAACATATGTCAATGCTTGAAGATTTTTGGTTACCTCGTAGAGAAGGTGCAAAAGGCACAGAAGTTTCTACACTATCTGGTGGTCAAAATCTTGGTGAGATATCAGATGTTGAATATTTTCAAAAGAAATTATATCAATCTTTGAATGTGCCAATGTCAAGAATGGATTCAGATAATGGATTCAATATGGGCAGAGCCGCAGAGATTACAAGAGATGAACTGAAGTTTACAAAATTCGTTCAGAGATTAAGAAAAAGATTTACTGGCGTCTTTAATGATATACTGAAAACGCAACTAGTGTTGAAAGGTATTATCACAATTGAAGATTGGGGTAAAATAAAAGAACACATACAGTACACTTTCTTGAAAGACGGGTACTTTGCTGAATTAAAAAATGCAGAGATACTAAGAGAAAGATTAAGTCTTGCACAAGAAGTAAGTCCTTATGTGGGTAAATACTATTCTGTTGAATATGTAAGAAAGAATATCTTACAACAATCAGATGAAGATATTATTGAAATTGATGGGCAGATTGCCAATGAGATTAGACAAGGAATCATTGCCTCGCAAGATATGGGCGAAGATGAATATGGTGATATAAATATAGGAGATGAATAATTATGTCAAATGAAAGTGTAGTAAATA